TTACATATTCGTGCATATCGCCTAACAAAGGTGGTAATTCTTGTTTCTTTCTATTTGCCTTATATTGGGGTGTTATAAGTTTTCTAAAATTTCCTTTGCTTCCACTAAAAGTTAATACCTTTTCAACGTTGTACATATCCTCTAATTTATTCACAATAGCCATAAATTGCTCGTGAAACTTATTTCTAGAATCAGATATGTTAGTATAATACATTCCATCCTCAGGGTTTTCCCTTTTTTTATAACAACTAGCAAAAATTAAACTGTCTGCATCTACAAGTAATATCATAAATTTCTGTCGTTTTTTTCTTTAAAAATTATTTCGCCAAACCAAATAAAAAATTTTGCAACAAATAACCATAAAACTATTGATAAAAGTATGTACATTATTTCAAGGTTTTTTTAAATTTTGTATATTTTTCTTTTAAGTAATTATCTTCTTCTTTAATTGCTGATTTAGCAAAATAATGTAAAGATGGTATATCATTTAGTAATTCTCTAGCATTTACTTCTATATCAATGTACCCATCTTCAGGGCATAAGGTTGTAACCTGTAAATGAACAACTCCATTGCTGCTGCTAATTTGTGAAATCCTGTCTAAAAAAAATTCATTGTGTTCCATTCTATTCTGTTTTAATATTAATATTTGCGTAATGCCTGCCTTTACCTGTTTTTCTTACTTGATAGCTAATTATAATGTCTGTAATGTTTTTATCTTTTTCTAACATAGCATCACATTCTTTTTTAACCTTTAACCAAACCCCTGTTAATGTTTCCATATTTATCGCATTGATGATTCAAAACAGGTGCCACTACAAACCGTTCCTTTTTCTTCTACAGGCCCACCGCATTCTGTACATTCATATTCCCCATCCATATCATAACAGGGGTTTCCATAATTCAAATAATCATCATTCATAGCTTATTTTATTAAGATTAAATCTAATTGTTTTGCCACATAATTAATGTGTTTTTGTGTAGTCATACTCCAATAACCTAATTGAAATAATTTATCATCTGCTATTGTAGCAACGTGTGTAGTATAACTCCAAACCTGATTTCCTTTAATACATAAATTTTGCTTGTACTTGTTTAACATTTTGTTCTGTTTTAAAAAGGGGTTTTTACACCCCATTATAATTATTTATTTTTAATATGGTCTTTTATTCATTCCGTATGCTGTAAACCTACTTGGCTCATAGCTTTCTTTTACTTCAAGTAATTGGTTTTGTCTTTCAACTTCTTGCTTCCAAATAGATGGAGTTGATTTTAATTCGGTATAAATTAAATTAAATAATTTTGGAGAATATTGTAATCCTCTTTGCTTAATTGTTTCGTTTGTTTTTGTTACTAAAGTTTTCATAATGTTCTGTTTTTAATTATTAATTATACACAAATATAAACAAAAAAGTTAATAAAACAACTATAAAACAAAAAAACTTTTAAATTATTTTTTTACTTTCATTTAAGTTAATTATTACAGCATCATTTTCTTTTAGCAAATAAACGTTTTTAAGCAATTTTTTCTTGGTCCATATCGTTGTATCAGGACAATATTTTTTTATTGTTTTAGGCATTGCTAAAGTGTTTAGCCAATACATAAAATTCCCCTTAGTATCATTTACAAAATAAAGTTTTATTATATCTTTATCTAATGCCATTAAAGAATCATATTTATCTTTTTCAAGCATTTTTTCCTCATAGTATTTATTTCTAAATTTCATTTCAATTACACAGCGTAAACGCTTTCCATTCTTTTCAGGTGTAAAGCCCTCCGCATCCCATTTAGTAGAACCCTCACCTGTATGTGTTAAATCCCAACCATCAATATTCAACAGCATAATTACAGACTTTTCAAGTTGGTGTATTTTAGATATTTTCATTGTTCCAAATTATGTTTAACTGTTTTATCCATAATTTTATAATTTTAGGATTGCAGGTGCAGGGTTTGTAATATTGGTGCTTATAATATTTCGCGTGAAGTTGGCAAATAAGTTCAAATTCTTTTGGTTCTAAATATGACTTTGTACCTGCTCTAAATTTTTCCCAATCTATTTTATCTTCTTTTTCAAATGTTACCATCTTTCAAATTTTATTTCATTTAACTTTTTTCTTCTTTCAGGACAATTGCATTTAGTGCCTTTGTATTTATGGTATTTATCAACTAGGTATTTAATACCTATAAATTTTGTAATGTAATAAATAAAATCACCTAATTTCATATTTTATTTCTTTTAAATTAATTTGTTTATTATAATAAGCCATAAATTCTATATCATTTGATGAGCCTTTTCTTGGTTTTCTTCCACCAACTTTAATATTACCTTTTAATTTTTCAGTTCTTGAAAATATAATTCCATCATTACAGGCCCACAAAATAACTGATTGCTGTTTTTTGTCTTGAATTTTAATTAACTTTTTTACTGATATTGGCAAAGGATATGATAAGTTTATATCTTTTAGCCTACCTTTTACCTCTAAAAAAAATACAAATCTTTCATTATCGTAAATAGCAAAATCTATATCATTTTCACTTAATTTCTTTTTATTAAAACCAAACATATTGCATAAAAAATCCGCTGCCTTATTTTCCCTGTCTAAATCTTTTATTGTTTCAAACCTAATTGACATTTATATAAGTTTTTTTAATTCTTTTTTTATTCTAATATATGTATTATATGCAGTAAAATATGGAATATTTGATTTTCTAGAAAATTCCGCTACACTTTCGCCTGAATTTATTATTTCGAAAATTCTCCTGTAATACCAAAACATTGTTTTTAATTTGCCCTGCACCTTATCAAAAGATTCTATATAATTAATATCTAAGTTTTCTATTTGTAAATCATCTATTGGTACAATAACAATTCCTTTTCCCTTTCTTTTAATATCTATAAAAATAGAGTTTAATGTTTTAAATATAAAATAGTAATTAATTTCATCATTATACATTATACTGCTTCCGCCCTTTTCTAAATATTTATGTATTTTTATATACATTTCCTGCACAATATCTTCCGATGTTTCTTGGGTGCATCCAAAACTTTTAACGATATCTATCCAAGTTTGATGTTTTTTGTGTATTAAAATTAAGGTGCAATTTGTTGTCATTTTAATGGGTCATAAATATTATTTACTATATGTGGCAATCCATAATCATTAACCGTAAAGCTAAATGTTTCAAATGGAAACCCTCGCGAAAGTTTACATTTAACGGTCACCCAATCCTTGTTTACTGTATTGGCAATTAATTCAATATGCGTTTCTACTTTTTTTGCTAAATAGCTTCCTAAGTGGCCTGACATTTTATCTGAACCATAATTTTGATGTATAACAGTCATAATGTGGCAATTGTATTGGGTGCTAATTCTTAATAATTCTGTAACAACATAATTAGATTGTTCTATATTGTTAAAATCCATACACAAATCAACTACTCCATCAATTATAACAAAAGATTGTTCTTTTATTTTATACTTTAAATAATATTCAATAAATTTTAATCTATCATTTACTGCTGTTGTTCTTAATCCAAAGGTATGATATTTTTTTTTATCAATATTGGTGTCCATATCATAACACCTTTTAAACACGTTTTGGCAATGCCAAGTTCCCTGTTCTGTATCAAAGTGTATTAAATCACCATTACCGCGATGTCCTTTAATATCACCGCCATAAACATTATTACCACTTAAAAACACTGAAGCTAATAGTGATGTAAAAAAAGTCTTTTTTGTTTTTGGTGGTGCACTAATAACACTTAAATTTCCATACGTGCATAAAGGTACAGGAAATAAATTATCACCTCTTGGAGATTTTTTTACTATTTCACCGTATGATAAGGCAACAGGTGGATATTCTAATTTTGTTTCAACATCAATGGTGGATTCGTGTTCTATAAATTCCATTAACATATTGTGTTCTGTTTCTTGTTCTGTCATTTGTTTTGTTTTTATAATAGGGATTATAACCCCCCATTAGTTATGCCATTTAGGGATTGTCTATTTTACTAATATATAAAAAAAAAAGGTATTGATAATTAAACCAATACCAATTCTTAAAATTAGTGGTTTTTTTTAAAAAGGTAAATCAGCAGTTTCTTCTTCTACTGCTGAATTAGATACTGCATTTTTTTCTTCCCTTTCAGCTAAAAATATTTTACCACTATTTCCATCAACATCATTAATAAAAACAACTTTACCATTTCCAAGATAATTAGGCTTTACACCTGCATCCCTTTCTTCTTTGGTTCTGCTATCCATTAATGCAACGTTGTTTCCAAAACGAGTTTCATCATTTACTGAAATAGTAAGGTTATACCATACAGCCCCATCTTTACCTGTTACAAATTTTTCCTTTGGCAATTTTGCCACGTTGATACTACAATTAATTAGTGCTCCCATTTTTATTGATTTAATTATTATTAAAATTTTGACTTTTTATTAGTCCTTGAATATGTATTTATTTGCTTAAATTCATCACAAGCCATCGCGCTTGTATAAGTTTTTTCCTTACTTAATTCTGATAAATTAATCCATTTTCCTTTTATTTTTCTCCAAACGGATTTGTTTGTTTTCATTTCTTAAATGATTCAGATTCATCTTCTCCAAAAACACCTAATTCATAAAAACCTGTTAATTTTAATACAGCCCTGCTCATTGCTCTTTTTTCAGCCATTTCAGCAACATACCAACTGTTTGTATTTCCATCTTTATATCCCTCACCTTTTAAAGCAGAGCCAAAGGTTTCAATCTTTTTACCATCTTTTTCCGCTGATGCTTTAAATACTGCAAAACTAGGTTCACATTTTATAACTTCGTACGCCACATTAATCTGTTCGTGGGCCTGAATCTTATCTATTCCCTGTCTTGTAATAATGGTGTAATGCTGATGCTTAAAAAAATCAGTCTTGTCCAATTTGTACTTATTGTACAATTCAATTAATTTGTCTTTGTTCATCTGTTTCTATTTATTAATTATTATTTACTATTTCTAATCTTGCTTCTAAGCAATCTATTTTTTGTAATAAGGCTGTTATCCTATATTGATATAATTCCATAAGGGATTGCGCTTGTTCTGTGTTTAAATTTGCCATATCAATCTAAATTTATAAGAGTTGATTTTAATATTTCTATTTGATTATATAAATCAACCTGTATAAAAGCATCTTGATTTTTAGATGCAATAAATAATTCCGCTTCTAAGGTACTAATTTTTTCTTTTAATGTTTCTCTCTGTGTTACCATTTTTAAGGTTTTAAAAAGGGGTTTTTACACCCCTTTATTATTTAGTTATTATTTAATTTTAGCCAAAGTTTGCTATATAAAACATATTCAAAATTATTCTCTAAAACAAAAAGAGTGTAATATCTGTTTACCATTACATAATTTATCTTATCTGTAACTGTTTTTATTTCGCCTTTAGAGCCTTTACACTCATACGTAAAATTTTGCCCTTTGTTATAAGTACCCCAATCATTTGTCCAACTTGTTTTCATAATATTCTGTTTTAATTATTAATGTTAAGCAAATATAAACAAATTTGTTTATAAAAAAAACTTTTCATTAAAAACTTTTAATTTTTTATTTATTTTACTTGTTCTATTTCCCAATTAAATTTTAAATATCCTTGTTTTTTTAAATATTGTATTGTTCTAATATTAATTGTTTCCATATTATCTGTAAATTGAATCTTTGAAGTATTTTTATAATTAAATTGCTTAAATTTTCTTCCTAAACTAATTTGATTTAAAATGTAAGTTTGTACTAAATTCATAATGTTTGTTTTAATAGGGGTTTTTACACCCCCTTTGTTTTTATTTTTGATTTTCTAATTTTAAAGTCTTAACTCTTAGTTTATTATTTTTACCCAAATCTACAGATAAATGAAAGAATGTGTTATCGTTTCCAAACTCATAAAGTGCTTGGTAACATAAATCTTCACTATATACGTTTAATTTTGTACCCATAAAAGAAAAGTGATAAGTATCATTGTCGTTAAACCCTAACTGAGTTAATTTATCTTCAATAATTTTGTAAGAGTTGTTTATTTGATTTTCAGTTAAAGTAATTGTGTTTGTTGCTGTCATAATATTTGTTTTTTTAATGTCCCTTATTTGGTACACTACAAAGATATAAACAATTTTGTTAATAACCAAATAAAAAGCAAAAAAAAAGAAATAAAAATTAATTTATCTCCTTTTTCCATTGTAAAAACAGTACAGAACGGTCAAATGTAATCATTTATATTTAACCGACCAAATTTTTGTACTTTAAAATTAATTCTTCTAATTCAAATGTTTGAAACTTTACTATTTGCCTTGCTTTTATTTGTAAATCTTCTGAAGTTCCATCACCGTATTTTTGGTCTAATCTTTGGCTAAAAATATATTGTTCCCCATATCTAAAAACATTGCACCCTGCACATTGTACTTGACAATTAATTTCGTCCCATCTTGTAGAATAGTGTTTTCTAGACTGAAAATGTCCGTTTTGTAATTTTTTCCAATGTTCTTCTTTACCACAAGTGAAGCAGGTTGATATTTCATTTACAGCATCTTTCTTTCTTATGTATTGGCTAAATATTGCATCAAGATTTTTAACTATTTTACTTCTACTTGGTTTTTTAGATGCTGCCATTATTTAAAGTTTTTGTAAATAAATTTTATTTTATTTGGTTTTTTTAGAAAAAAATAATAACTTCGAACTTTTTAATTAATCAAATTATTAGAAATAATTGTAAAAATAAACAAATAAAAATACATAAAAATAAAACTTTAGGGATATTTCTTATTTACCAATTGCCTTAACTTTTTCCATTCCTCTACTTCCAAAATAAGCCACATAAACAGTAATTAAAAGAGATTTAAGCAAATCAATCCATAAACTATTAATGCTTATATCAGACAAAGAATCTAGTAATATAAAAACAGTTGTTGCAAATGTTAAAAACAATAGGGCCAAAGGTCTTGTATTTTTAGATAGCCAAGAATCTGAAACCATATCTGAATTCCACCTTTTAGAAATTTCCTGCATTTCAACCATATCCATTTCTAACAGTTTTAAGGGTGTTTCTTTATCTTCAGGTGTAAGTTTATGACTTTGTAGTATAATGTCTTTTAAACCACCTAAAACACCTTTATCAGGTAAAGTATTTGCTAGTATTTTAAACAAACCTTTTTCCCCAATTAAAAATTTTCCAACTTTAGTATCTTTGAATTTTTTTTTCATACTATTCTAGAATGTAATAAATTCCTTTTCTTAAAACCTGCAAAGTTCTTTTTCTATTTTTAGATGTAGTGCTAAAAGAAACGTGAATCCATTTTGGCTCTGCTGCATTTCCAAATTCCCAAATTAATTGGTCGAAATCTAAATTATTTTTTATATAATAAAATAACTCCGCATTACTTTTTTCATTTAAAGTTGAAATATCTATTGCATTACCTGTTAAATGCTGTGAATTTAAACTTCCTTTAATTGCTGAATTTAATTCATTAGACCTAAAAAAACTATTTACCCTTATTGGCCCACCTGCCCACTCCCTAAGTGGTTCAAAAATCTTTTCGGATAAGACTTCCATATTTTCAACAACTGCCTTAGATGGCTTGTTATTAATTTTATGGATTAATGCGTAATTTGAATTTATTGCTTCTTTGTAAGAAATATTTTTACTTATTTTTTTCATTTTCTTCTTTGTTTAATTCATAAGAACCATCTTGAAGATTAATGTTTATTTTTCCGTATTTTTCTTCAAGCGTTTTAATAGATGCTTTTTGTTTACCTGTTAAATCTGCATACATATGCGATAAACTATGTTGTTGAGTTGTTAAAACACCCAAATCGTGTAATATTGCGCCTTTATCTTTTTCTTGTTTTACTAATTCTTGTAATTCCTTTTTTGTTATTTTTGACATTTTATTAAATTTTGATTATAGCGTAAATATAAGCATTATATTACACTTGACCGCCATCTGTAATTATCCAACTGTTAGGTGCTGATGTAAGAGTGTTATGTGCTGTTGCTGCTGCTGCTGTATATGGAATTGTTCCTGTTCCGAATAAATTACCTGTTGATAAAGTTAATTGAGCCCATCCATTTAAAATATTATCATAATTAGCAGTAGATAATGCGCTATTACTAAACATATTTTCACCATTAATAACTAGTCCAACATCCCAAGAACTTAAATCTTGATTAAAAGCTTCTGCATTAATAAACATTCTAAGCATAGTAGTTACATTACTAACATCCCAACTGTTAATATTTCGGTTAAAATCCTTTGCAAGCCCAAACATACTACTCATACGAGTAACATTTCCAACATTCCAAGAAGATATATCTGCGTCAAAAACTTCTGCACCGTAAAACAGACTTTCCATAGTAGTAACATTACTTACATTCCAAGAACTGATATCCTGATTAAATAAACGAGCAGTAAAAAACATATATTGCATTGTAGTAACACTACTTACATTCCAATTTCCAATTGGTTGATTAAAAGATTCTGCAGCATAAAACATAAACCTCGTATCTTCTACATTATCTGTGTTCCAACCGCCAATATTTTGATTAAAAGCAGTACATCCTCTAAACATTGTGCTCATAGTAGTTACATTACTAGTGTCCCAAGAAGAAATATTGCTATTAAAGGTAGTTTCACCCTGAAATAATGCGAACATATTAGTTATTTGGCTTGTATTCCAAGTATTTATCTGCCCATAAGTACATATTGCTGAAGCTTCATCTGAAATCCATAAATCAACAGCAGTTTGTAATGCTGCTTTGCTAGTAAACAAATAACTTGCACCATCAAAACAATCTGAATTACATTGATTAAATTGTGATGTAGGTATTGAATTTTTATTTGATTCGTCTCCCCATTCACTACTGCAATAAATATATCCCCAATTTGCCATATTATTTGTTTTTTACCTTTTTCATTTCAATAATCTTTAAAACTGTATAAACTATTGAAACAATTAAAAGACTTACTTTTAGCCATTGTTCAACAGCAGTAAAGCTAATCCCTAATGAGATTGCATTCATAAAACCTATTTTCATATCTTCAAAACTCATTATATGTTTTTTAAACAGCAGCCACAATTTCGAAAGCACCATCATTTTTAATTGTTACTTTCCATTTACTGCCATCAGGTGATAACATATATATCGCTGAATCAACTGTTAAATCTTTACTTACTTTTAAATCCCCTAAAGTATTTATAAAAAGACCTGTATTGTTTCCTGCACCATCTGAAAGCTGTTTTAACGTTTCTGAAATTGCTGCATTATCAAGCGTTTTTATTAATCCTGTATAAGTATCTGATATTTTAGTATTTATTAGACTTGCCATCTTTGTTGTTTTCTTTATTAATTTTTTCTTTATTAATTTTTTCTTTTTTTAAATATAAAATAAGTTTATTAATATTTTCTTTTTTTGGTTTATACATCATAGCACCCATCCGTTAAAAGTTGCATCTGTTTGCGGATAAAGGTCGTTGTTTGTATTGCTGTTATATTCAGGATATGTGGTTTGATTAAAACACATAAAATCAATAAATCTTCTAGTGTACCATTCTGCGTTCGTTCTAGCTTTTTCCACCAAATAATCAACTTCTTCTTTGTTTACCGTTTCAGAATTTTCAGACCTATGCTTCATCATTCCGCCATTACGAATTTGATAGCTTGCAAAAGGTATATAATCAACTTGTGTGAACCAAATTAACATTGATACAATATATTCATCTAATAATAGCTTCCATCTAGCGTTTGCAGGTAAATTAATATCTTCTTTTATCGCTGCTGCTAGACCTTCATACAAATCTGTACCCATATAATTCTGAATATGGATTTCCTGAGCTAATTTTATGAACTGAATATACTTATCAGAATCAACATTTCCATCGATAATCGAATTTCTTACAAGATCCGTTCTGTTTATAAATAATACTGTCGCTGCCATCTGTTAATTTTTTGGATATGCGCCTCTATCAGGCATATTAATAGGTGCTATTTTTGCATCCTCGTATTGTTTTCCTTGTGGTTGAAATTTATTAGGTATAGATTCTACTTCTTTACCCCTTGAAATGTACTTTTCAGTCTTAGATTTCATTCTGTAAAGCTCTTCCTGCCAATAATGACCGCAATAAATCCCACCTTTGAACTTAAAAAGTGAATAATTTTCTCCTTTATGCCCAAATTTATTATTTACACCTTGAAAACTAGCTGA